TGTTGTCATACTTGATTCTCCGTTTAATGTTGTTGATGTTCTACTTATTTGTTGATCATAAAATTTAACTGCTTTTTTTACTTTAGAAGTTTCTACTTTTCTATTTAAATCTAATATATTAGATGCTGTTTCTATACCAAATAAAACTTGAGATTTAGAATAAAATTTTCTATTAGTTTGCAATTGAGCGTTAATAGATTCAGGTATAATATATCCATTAAGAGTTATAGTAAAAGTAGTTTTAGTTACTCTATCCGAACCTTGTGCAATATCAGTTACTGTAGTATAGTTATTGATCATAGCCCTAAATTTGAACTTGTTGGGGTCTCCCCAATAAGAATCTGAAGCGTAGTTAATACTTTCAATTAGTTTATTATTCTGTTCTATATAATCAGTAAAGATTATACAAGAATAAGTTAAGGTGACATAATCGGGAATAACTACTCCTTGATACTCTTTAGTTTTTTCTCTGTTGGTAAGAACTGATAATCTATCATAATGATTTTTACTTGTATATTTTCTTTCGAATATGTAAAAATTTTGTGGATTTTCAGAATCTATTTTATTTCCTAAGTTTCTATTTTTTTCTAAACCTTCTCTTCTAAAAATTATAAGAGGAGCTTGCATTTTACCGTTTTTATCACGGTAATAACCGTCACTCTGTACTGCTTTCCATCTTTCTTGGTTCCCATATATAATAGGAACGTTCTTACGAATGCCGTTCTGTATTACAGAAGGTTTTATAACGTTATTAAAGTAATATACTATAGATTCATCAATATCTTTTATACCAACAGTAAAGTCCCCATTATCGTCATTTCTAACTGTACGCTGATTAGCTCTATTAGTTAAAACTGGATTATTAGGTCTTGATTCCTGATATTCAGTAACTTGTTCTTCGAATCGCTTTGCTGGTTTACCTGCCATATTACTCTGTTATGCCAACTCTATCGGCTCTTGTTAAGTGACAATCTACTATGATTGAAACTGATTTACCAAATTTATTACCGTAGTCAGTTAAATTGTAGTTATTATCTCTACCTACGAAAAGTTGATTTTCTCTCACTGTATCAACTTCGTAGAAGTTTTCTTGCCAATTTAAAATATCACCTACTTCAGGTATAATTATAGACGATTCTAAATCTGACCTTAGAAATGCAAATGATGCCTCTCTATTCAAGTCAGGTCCCATCTCGTCAACAGTAACTACCTGATCTCCTCTCGTGATTAAGCAGTTTAGTTTAACTGGTGTTTGAAATATCTTTTCTAATGCTTCTCCATATAGATTGGCAGTAGTTTCAGTTAAACTGTACTTATAATATAGTATCTCTTGTTCGATAATATCAGAAAGTAACTCTCTGTTTATCTTTGTAAGAAGATTAAAATCTCTATTGCTTCCGAATAACATTATTTTTCTTCTATAGTTTGTTCACCTACTTCTACATTAATAATATTACTGTATTTGCTGGTTGCGTTATCTTTAAAAGCAGCGAATGCTTCTATTGGATCTTTTTGACTTATTATTTTTACTTTATAGGTACCTGTACTACTTTCTGAATCTTGAGAAGCAACTGTTACTGTTGTTACTCCAGGTAACGCTCTTAAAGCATCATCGTACCCTTGATTACCTTCATCCCCGAATTGTACTTTTACCATCGCTTCGAAGGTTCTATATTCTATTTCTAAAATTAAAGGTATTAATTTCATATTACCCTATAAATATTGTCATTGGTACTGCTCTAAGGGTAGTCTGTAAATCTTCTACTTCTTTTGCTTGAGATTCCATTTGTGCTCCTCTAGAAGTAGCGTTTAATGTTTCTCTCAGGCTTGCTAATAGAGCTTCTTTTTCTGTTCTTGCATCAGCTAATAAATCTCCTTGATTTAAAGTAGTTTCAGAACCCGGTATAGGTACTGTAGTATATTTACCTCTTATATATGCTAGTATTTCTTTTGCAAGTGCTAATGTATAATTAAAAATCCATTGACGACCTACGCTATTAATAAATGAGTAGGTTGGATTAACATAAGGTACGTCAGATACTGTAGAAATTTTATCTAAAGTATTATCAAAACTTAACACACTCTTATCGTTTTCTTTATAGTATTCAATCCATAAACTACCTGTATTATTAGGTATAGGAAATAATTTTAGCTGATTATTTATAATTTCAAAGCTATAAGCTGATTTTCTTACTTGATCGTTAAATTCTATTGCTTGAAGTAGAGACATATCATAGGATACTGGCATTAACATAAAGTTGATACCTGGGCTAAATGAGCCAAATCCAAAAGCATCCATCAAAGACTGTATACCTGTTCCTGTTCCTGCATAGGGATCAAAGTACCTCTGTATAGCAGGTGGGGCCTCATAAAATACCTTTCTTATTTCTATTTTACCTTCTATACCGTTGTCAGTAGCCCATTGATTTAAGTCATAATTTTGAACTGAAGCGGATAATTGTAGAGAGCCAGAATATTTTGACACATTACCTCCAACTCCTGCTTCAGACCCGTAGTTTTTAGCTATCTGTACTTGTTTATTAAGTGTTGGTTCTACAACTCTATTATTAACAGTACTTCCTGTTGGTGCTCCTTCGTAACTTAAGTAGTTTTCTCTGATTTTAAAGTTAAATACTTCGTTACCGTATGTAGTTATAGCCTCTTCAAAACAGGTATAGAAAGATCCACTATCTAATTCTACATCCATTAAAGGGTATCCAAGTCTAGAGGCACAGTATTTTGCTACTTTATCTGCATCTACTTGAAATTCAGTATCTGTATCGTAAAATCCAAAAGGAGTAGATCCTGTAGTAAAGCTTGAACTACCTCCCCATATTGCAATATCAGCCATCTATGAATAGTTTATTTATAAATAGCACATAAAAAAAGAGGCCCGAAGGCCTCTCTCTTATTATTATTCTACTTAGATTATATTGTAGCTAAATCGCTAATATAAATTTTTCCGTAGAATTCTGGACGAATCATCTTCTTAGCATAACGAGTCATCAAACCTTTTCTAGGAGTGAAGGTTTCTGGATCGTATACTAGAGGAGTCATCATTAATGGTACATAAGGAGCATAAACTGCACCAGTTTCTAAGAATTGAGATCCTCTATATCCTAACAACGCAATGTTCTCAGTCATATAAGGGTTCTTGTAAACTTGGAATCTGTTGTTTAATGCACCTACTTTTTGTACGCCCATTGCAAACTGATCTTGATCACCGTTTGTATTAGCAGCATATCCAGGAATTGATTCAAGGATTGTAGCTACTGTTGGAGATACTACGATAAAGTTAGCACCACCTCTTAATGTTTTTTGGTGAATCTTGTTAGATACTTTTTGGATTTTAGTTCCTAAAGTTTGGAACCATTGTCCTTGAGTATTGTAGAAATCAGAAGTGCTAGTAGTAAATGCATTTCCGTCCCATACTTTGTTGTTCTCAGCTGACCACTTTTCAGTTGTTCTAGCTCCTAAAATCAACATATCAAGAATCTCTAGATCGATTTCCATTGAAATGTACTCACTTAATAGTGAAGTCAATTCAGCTTCAGCATCGATTGAGTGATATGCGTTAAGATCTTGAGCAAATTCTGGTGTCCATTGAGCTTTCAATTTACGAGTCTTAGCAACAACTGCCTCAGATTGTAATTGAACGTCAATTTCAGGGATAGTGATAGAACCATCAACTGCAGCAGCAGAATCAGCTTCGAAATCACCTCTTGTGTTATCAGCAGGCTGTATGCTATATTTAACTGTAGCAGCTAATTCTCCGTTAGTAGGTAGAGTAAGGTCGCTATTTTTCAATACGAAAGTTACATCATTCCCACTAACTGTAGTTAATTCTGGGTAGTTAGTTACGTCTACAGAACCTGATACTAATCTGAAAGATCTTACAGCTTCTTTGTCAAATTGAACAGAAGACATATCAACAGTATACGTATCGAAATCGCTAGGTAATTTAGCTTCATCATAAGCGATAGATCCAGATCCAGCTGATCCAGTAGCTTGAGCAGATACTGCTAATGATTTTTCATTAACAGAATATCCAAATTTACCAGCTCCGTAAAGTCCGCCAGAAGCGTCAGTATCGGCTGCCATTTTAGTTGCTCCGTCGGTTACGTTACCGTACATGTTATCTCCGTCAGCACGTCCACCTGTTGCAGTACCGTACTTAAAGTCTAAGTAAAATACTAGCCCAGAAGGCAAGTTCATTGGTTGTACAGATACGAAGTCTTGAGCTACGATTTGAGAAAATACTTTTCTCACTAATGGAAGAGCAACTCCAGCCCACTGCTCACCAGCACCGGCAGTAAAGCCAGTTGATGTACCAGAGGCACCTGTGTTGTTAGCTTCAGCAACGATTTGCTTTGCTTGGTTTTCCAAAATCATAGCCATGTTGGCAGTTCCTTTTTCATCTAGTCCTTCTAAAAGACCAGAAGCTGCCCATTTTGTAGCAAGTCTATTGGAGTCAGCTTGTAAGCTTTTGTATCCATTAGCACTTTCTAATAGTGAATTTAATTCCATGGTTTGTTTTTTTTATTTATTTAATAATACCAGCTAATTTTTGCATTCTACGAACAGCATCGGATACTTCTGCAATAATTTCAGGTTTTTTAGCTGTTGTACCTGTTGCTTTACTTGCAGATCCTTTGTGTTCTTTTATAGTAGTTTCTTTTTTAGTTCCTACATTGTCAGAAACCGTTTCGAAAACTAATTTTACTTCTTTAACCGTTTCAGCTTTATCAAAAGCAGCAATTACGTTAACTTTTTGACTTTCTGATAAGTTGGTAGATTTAAAGATCTTATTAACATAGAGTAATTTAGAATTAAGAATGTTAACTTCGTTCAAATCTTTTTTGAGTAACTCGATTGTATCTGTAGCTTGTTTAAGTTCTTCCTTAAGTTTAGCTACACGATTAATGTTATAGTCACTACCGTCTGATTCAGCATTAACTTGAACAGAAGTATCTTCTTCTACAGTTTCGTCTTTTTTGTCTTTATCGTGAGACATTTCTTCTACTGATTCTAATTCACGAATAAGTTCGTCTAAGTCGATCTCTTCTTCTTCAGCACCCATTTCTGTTTCACCGTCTAATTCAGGTTCTTCAGTTGGTGCTTCATCTCCCATTCCTTCAATATCACCAGCGTCCATATCGTCAGCAGGAGCGTCTCCGCCTACCTCTTGAGCAATAATGTCTCTGATCATATCTTTGAATTGGTCTACTGTTAAATCACCGAGTTC